CCATTATTTTCAACAGAAAAATAAACAAATGAACCTTTACTTTCAATATATTTTATTAGATTTTTCAATACAGTATAAAGTTGACTTGTAGACATTGTATTTGAACGATACTCAGCAACTTGTACCAATGAAGGAAACTCATATGTATGAATAACACTAAAATCATCACCCGTTCCTGTTGCAGGGTCAACACCAATAAGATAGTTTTTTCTAGGTAATATTTTTTCCCAAAATGTAATATCTTTTATCTTATGCACTGGACGAATATTTTTCATCTCATGCGTTATTCTTTCTAATACTAATGGGTCAATAAGTAATGCATCTGAAGATAAGAATTTAGTTTCATATTCTTGAAGCCATTTACGAACCCCAAGCTTACCAGTCATTCTATTCTTGAATTTTTCATTTCTTCCTGGCGGATCATCCCATTTGACATGCATATAATCAAATCCATTTAGACCAACCTGTGCACCTCGCCATAATTCTGCAAATAGATTTACATCACCATTAGGTGTTGAAGTAATAATGCATCGTCCTCCTTCCGATAGAGTAGGTGCGATAGATGTCCAGAATTCATCTTGTATTTCTGGTGGTACAAATGCAAACTCATCAAGATACAAAAGTGAAATAGAAAAACTTCGTCCGGCTGTTGATGATGTTGCAGTTGATACAATACGAGATTTATTATCAAATGAAATTTCATGCATATTATATCCATCATCAAGAACACCTGCCTTTAGCCATGTAGGCAAATTTTCATATTGATATTTTATGCGTTTTACCAATTCTATTGCATTACTATCTTTATTTGATGCAATAAGAACTGTTTTATCCATATTAAACATTGCATACCAAAGCAAATATGCAGATACAGTTGTGGTATTATGAGATACTATATCATTTGTATAAAAAACATGCTCATCATCTTCTAATTCTAAATCAAACATATTTTCTTCAAAACCAAGATTCTCTTTAGAAACTATTTGCTCATACCCATCTATCGTTTTTATATTTTCTCCTATTATTAAATCTTTTGCATATAACTGATCACCTGACTCAGAAATTAAAATATGATTGTCTGCACATCTAATAGATTTATTTTCTGTCTTTATTTCCCATACTTCATATGGAACAGTTTTTAATGAATGCTTTATTTTTGAATATCCTGTCGGCGTCTTAACATAATAAGAATCCGGATTTGATTTTTCAATAAACTTCAACTCATTATCACAATAAATTTGGCAATAAGAAGCATTCAATTTGTCATGCAAATCACCTATTGAAATCGTTTGCTTACCCAAACACCAATCTACTATCTTTTGTTTTATTTTTGATAAATTCATTTTAATTTTTTATTAGTTATTATATGAAGTCTATTTTCGTACACTCATCACACTTTACCAAATGTATCATAGTATATCCTCCTATCCATAATAAACAAAATAAATTTTTTTATTTTATTCATTATACCATGATTGGATATTTTTTCTAATTTAATATTTGTTGTTTTTATGCAACACTTACCCGTCTGGCGCGCTGAGAGGACTATAGAATCTGAATTTTTCGCATATAGTTCTATCAAATCTTTTTGATAGTCATAGAGTTTAAAATTAACAGCACCACGGGATGGGTGTTGAATACGAACATATGTCTCAATAAAATAGATAGGATCATTGAGACATTTTTTTAATTCTTGAATTTCTTGAGCAGTATAATCGTGTTGATATTCCTGCTTTCTTATTCTTGTATTTTTGCTTCTAGCTGTCATGATACTTTTATTTATAAAAATAAATGCATCATGATATTTTTATATAAACAGAAGAGAATTCACTTTCGGAACCAGCATATTTTAGAATGTCCATTAGAAATTTATTTTGTTGTTTTTCACTTCCTTTAGATACATTATATGCTAATTCAATGGCTTGTCTTTTAGAAACAAAAAATCCGGCGGGATAATCTTTTGCTTTATCTATTTTCTTTTTCAAACTTTCTTGAGCGGCTGCTTTTACTGCGGGATTAACAATAACTGCAAGTTCTATAATTTTATTAATAAATCCTTCTCTGCTTTCGCGCCATTGTCTAAGTAATTCTCCTTTTGGTGTTACTTCTTTTAATCCATTAGAACTTAAATATTTATTAAGAATAGGAAGACCTACTTTACCATGAGCTGCTGATTTGCCTTGTATCTCGCCCTGAATATCAACTGGTGCTGTTTGAAATGAACGAAATTCTATTTCACCGCTATCGGCTTCATTAATAAATTCTAAGATATTATTATAATCTCCTAAAAAGCTCATTTGAGATTCAAAAGTAATATGAGACTTTGCGCTATTGAATAAGAAATTTGTTTTACCTGTTAATATATCTTTAACGGATTTTTGAAGAATAGAACTTGGTGCTCCTGCATAATTCAATTTCTTAGCGGTTGCTTTACTAGGTGTTGCTTTCAATGAAATACCGAATGCTTTTCCTTGATCAAACATTTCATGTGTCCATTTATTCAAATCATCAAAGCTTTTCAAACCTTTTGGTGCTGTTAGACTATCAGAAACAGCCCAAATATCAGATGGATTCCATTTATCATATCCAGTAAAAAAACCTCCTATGCTTTTATTTGCGGCTGAGTAATTTGAATATAGCTTTTTAACCCAAGGAGATTGATGATGAAATATCATATTTTTAGCTTGAGGAAATGCATTAAAAAGAGCATTTGCTGAATTAACAAATGTATTCAACCATTGGGGATTTGATTGAATAAAATTCATTATTTGTTTAGGTGTAGCAGATGTTTTATATCTTCCTTTTGCTTTAATGAGTGATTGTATTGTAATATCTTCGGGAGTAATATTACCTCCCATTTGAGCTGCGAGTGCCATCACCATTGCTGTTCCTGGTTCAAAAAGATTTGTATTTGGTGCGCCACCTCTTTTTCCACCACCTCCACCACCAAAATATGATGCTTTCTTTAATGCAGATAATGTATATCCATTTTGATATTTTTTCAAATCCATTGATGATAAATTTTGAACTTGTTCTTCTGGAATTTGAGGAAAGAAAATCATTTGTTTAGAATTTGCTTTAAAGAAATCCATTTTAGCAACTTGATCATCTAATTGATTTACTGATTTCATTAAAATTCGAATTGCATTTTGTGATCTTTGTTTATCAACTATAATAGGTTGTCCTTTTTCTAATTCGATTGGTTCATTTGAATTTATTCTTTTTAATAAAATACCATCTCTAAATTCACCGACACCACCGGCTCGTTTAGCCAATTCAGTAGATGACATTGCAACTTCATTAATCATTTGAAGATATTCTTGCAGTACTTTCATTGTTTTGTATCCTTCAATAATTTTAATAATTCTTCATGATTTCCAACAAATAAATTATTATTTGTAGTTTTATTAGTTTCTTTCATAACCAAATTATCTTTATGTCCTTTTAAATTTGCTTTTTCTTTTGCTGCATTTAATGCTGTATTAAGAAATTGATTAGAGACTTCACCGACTCGTGCTTTATATTTTCCTTCAACGAATTCTAATTCTTCAGATAAAGAACTATATGCATCTAATGCTTTCACATATACATTATTAAATTCTTCATCTAATGATTTATCTTTTTCATCATATGATTCTCCGACTATATTATCTTTTTCATCATATTCCATAATATCGCCTTGAGTAACATATGGTTCAACTTCAAATGTTTCTTCTAATGGTATTGCTTTCATAGTTAATCTCCACGGACGGAGATTAACCCCCCGTTCCGGTTGCGTAGTGAAACGGAGCAGAGGAACGCAGGGCACTTCTGTCCGATTCGGGTGATGTGTCGATTATAAAAATACCGCCTATGCATAACTAAACCCCCATTTATTATATTCATTTATTACTTGTAATTTCCAAGATACTACACTTCTTCTTGCTTGCTTATTATCCATATGAACTAACCTAATACCATTTCGCCCAACTCCATTACCATTAGCTAAAAATAATCTATCACGAAACCTAACTAATGCTCCTTTAAATATATCAGTCGGTGTGTTATATGACTTACGAGCACCTTTAATTGGAACTTGGTGATGGAGCTTGCGCTTATTCTTATTCAATGGATTCAATAATAACATATCTCTATTAATCTTTGTTCCACCTACTACATCAAATGCTAAACACCAACTATCAACACAATGTGCATTCCAGTTCTCGGCTAATTTATTACTGGACTTCTTCAAATTTAATACATCTCGTATCATCTTCGTCTCCCAACCT